GCCCTTGAAGATCTTGTTTTTAAATCAGTCGTACCGGTAGACCTAGCTAGGTCTGACATAGAATATCTAAAATTAGATAAGGATGACCTTGCGTTGCCAATGGCAGCACCGCCAACCTCCATTGGAACCATCATGGTAACTAGGTTAATAGTGGAGTCTTTAACGAAGTCCGTAACTACGTCTACAGGATTGTACCATTTGACCTTAGAATCGTCTCTACCGCCAAAAATTGGATCAACTATAGCTTTCTGGCCAACATACATTGCTGGCAGCTCATAGGGCATTCTACGAGCCATAGAGACCAAACGGGATTGAGCTTCTTCTCGGAAACCCCATATTCCCGCAGTCTCGTATTCTATGCCCTTACCACTCTTGCTGATTTCTCCAGCAGTCCAGTGATAGCCTCTATCTGTATGCTTAATAACACCGGTAGTTAGTTTACCTTCTGATGTTTCAAAAACAAGCCTTGAATAAGGATCTATTTGATCAGGGGTATTTCCATCTATCATTCGGCTAACGCCAGAAAGTTCGTCAAACTCTCTTCTGATTTTAGGAAATACATTAACAATATTTGAAGCAAATCTGCTTGCTCCACTATCCGCTCTGTCCTGAACTGTTTTGGCTAGTTTTAAGCCACCTTGTTTTGTTATCTTAGACAAAACAAAAGCTGAAGCCATGGTAGTGGCTGCGGTAGATACAAATCTTAAAACAGGGTGATTATTTAAGGCCTTTGAGATAAAAGACGAATTAGGGGCATCGCCCCTTTCTTCGTCTATCATTGTAGGAACATCTCTGGATGTTACGCTATAACCTAAGTTATGAATAGGCCCTGGATCTCTAATCAACTTTGTTTCCTACCTATTTCATACCCCACAGCTGTTGAGCGATAGGATCTTCATATTGAGCCTCTCCATCTTTCTTAGAAAGATTATGCCTAGCTGCAGAAATTTTTCTCTTTTGCTCTTCCTCTTCAGGATCAATTAACTGAATCTTTAGATCAGTAGATTCCATGCCATTGGCATTCTGTTTTATCTCAATAATCTTTTCAGATAAAGCTACTTTTTCTGCTAATTCAGAAAATGTCATATCCTCCAAATCTTCTGGAGCATATGATGTTATAGTAGCCAAAACAAAGGCTTTCATTAAATTCTTAACATCATTTGCTTCAACTCTTTTTTCTTCAAGAATTCTTTTAGCAATCGATGCGCTAAAGAAGCCGGAAATATCAAGTATTTCCGAAGAGAGGTTAGCAACTATACCGGGAGGTATTGTCATAGTGTCAAAACCCTCTGGGTATATGACAGCATATTCGAGTATGATGTCTTCTATGTCAGAGGAGTCAATATCTTCTAACGTTTTTAGATAAAGAATTTTATCATATTCTTTAAAAGTTAATTCTCTAAAAACAACAGTTTGATTTTTTATATCAACACTATAAATGTTGCCGTATTTATTTTTTAAAGAAAAAATAATATCAGCTGTTAACATTTTATAACTGTCTTACCTCTAGGGCTACGAAACCGGAAGCTTCTAGTACTTCTTGCGATATTAATGATGGCAGTCCGGCCATAAAGCCAACAGAGTTATTTTTATCAAATCTAGGATAGAGCATGCATAGTTCTGCTATGGTTTCTTCGTTCCATAGATTTGCCTCTGCAGTAGAAAGCTGTCCAGATTGTACTAGCTGCTCCATTTTTTTGACGATCTGCTTATATTCTGCTCTATTTAATACTCTCCAGACAACATGCTTATCGTATGTAATTGAAGTTACATAAATGTCGCCATATTGCTTTTTCCACTCTTTAACAAGACCGGCCTTGGGACCATTTTTCCAAATTTCCTCTTCATCCGGCACTTCTTCTATGTCAGTATACTGCTTGTCTTCGTTGTCGTCGGCAATGTCGTCTAGGAATTGCTGATCATCCTCAAGCTCAACATCAATAGCATTAGGATCATCTGATCCAGTCAATGTGAAGTTAATTTCTTGAGCGCTTGTAGTGTCTTCAATCTCTAGATTTTGCAAAACAACTTTTCTTTTACTATCCATGATATCTCCTTAAACTAATCATTGTACATTATATCATAATCATATGATAGGGGCTAAACCACCTAACGTTTGACCCCAATTTGTTACATAATTTAAATTCTCCGCAATTGCCAAAGGAGCCAATGGACCAGAAGACACATTTGCAGCAGATGCCCTCTTTATGAAAGTCGTATCCACTTCTGTAAAATAATGGTCTCTTGCCATAAATTGATATGTCTCCACAACCGGCTGCCCACCGGGCGCATAGACTGTCGACATATTAATTAAATTGACTTCTTGAACAACAATTTTCATTGGAGAACTTAAAGAAGTAGACTTTACAACTCTTTGATTAACATCTGACAACATTGTTCTAGACAAATTATCTAGGGAGCCATTAAATTCTACATCATTTGTATCTGTTTGAAACAGATTTTTTGGCGACAAAGCCACCTCTTCCATGCCATAAACTATAACAAAGTTAAATGGCGGATGAGCGCTAAAAATATTCTTATCAGAATCTAAAACATTTTTAGCAAAAGGGTCTTCTGTGATTCTATCTAATTGGCCCATTTCCCAATATTTATTCATTAAAGCTTCGTCTTCTTCTGTTTCTAACTGACTTCTTAAATTAGATAATATTCTTCCAGGAGCTCTTTTGTCTGTTGCCAATTCAGATCTTGTTATTGCAGCTTTTTCTAAAAGATCTGTCATCCTTCTGGGATATCTTGTATATAGGGCGATTTCTCCAGTTATAATTCTGGTACCATACATTATGGCATCGTAATTGTACGACCAGAAACCATACAGTGGCTGCTTTTCCTGGCGCACATTAAAAGCAAAAGTTGCTATATCTAATTCATCATCAGGATGGAACAAACCATCAATAAAGATTCTAATATCTTCTCCGCTGAAATAATAATCATAATAATTACTAAATCTTTTATCGGTATTAGTTCCGCCACTCCAAGTTAAATCGAGCTTTTCGTTTACAGGATTAAATTCTTTTCTAGCATTATTTGAAAATACCCCCGGCATAACCTGGGCAATTGGTGCTGGCATATCTTTACCTTTCTATAGGTGTAATCTTCCAGGTGGCATAACCTGGGCTGGAACTGTGGGTTTATTATATTTTGTATTATAATAAGCTGTTTCTTCAGCTTGGCTTTGTAACTCAGCAAGATCAGTTATAATCAAATCGCCAAAAACATTTGTACTAATTTGATCCCTAGCCTTCATTTCATCTGTATAAGAAGTATCTCTTGATAAAGTGCTGTCATTCGGCATTCTTACTAGGGGTTGTATTCCTCTGGCCATGTAAGTGTAGGTCTGCTCTGTAATTAAGTCGTCTACAGATAAAGTTTGGCCTTCGTCAACTATTGTTACTCCGAATATTTTCATTTTTGAACCGAGACCGTATTCATTGAAAAATGTAATAACAATATCAAATGGCGGCAACATGTCCGCTAGAGGGGCAAAGTATCCAGTTTTTCTTGCCAGATATTGCTTAAACTCTTTTATTCTATAAAAAGCGTATTCGTTAAATACTGTAAAGATGAGGCTGCCAGCTATAGTTCTTCCACCCTTAATAAAGCCCCGAACATTAACGTGGCCAAGAGTTCTTACTGGGGAATTTTCTCTGTGGACAGAATATGATATAGTCTGTAACTCTCCTAGATTTATAGAATCGCCTTGAGACTCAACATTTCCATCTGGACCGATAATAGGCAAAACGATTGTCGCAACAGCGTCTGCCCCAGAGTATGACATTGTTGATAGATATTTTTCCCAGTCATAAAGGTCATTGCCACTTTGCTGAACTGCTTCTTCTTGTTTACTTTTTCTAAAAGTAAATGTTTTAATTTCTGCCATTAAAATCTCCAAAAAATAAATAAGTGCATGGAAGATACCTCCCATGCACTTATTCTGGCGACACTAAAAATTATCAGGGTCTAATAATTGTTGTATTCAATCCTTCAGGTGGTATTCCTACCAAGTTGGTTGGATCAACAAGAGTGTCATTTCTAATTGTGTACATGGGACCAAGTTCACGAGCAACATAGGTCATAGTTTCTTCAATGACAATGTCGTCCATGGAAGCGCCAGAACCTTCGTTAAGAAGCTCTACGCCGAATATTGATCTGACAGCTGCCTGACCATACTCATTGGCAAATGTTATAGTAATGTCAAATGGTGGAATTTGGTCAGCGTAGAAAGGAACCTTTTTTACAACGCCAGTCTTCTGTTCGTTGACATCAGCAATACCTCTTCTATGACCATTGTCGCCAGGAAGTGTATTGTGGCTTCTAGTGTAGAAGTCCATTGGTCTATTTTGCGAATAGTTCTGATCTAACATCTTATATAGAGCTGGACGATCAAATACTGTGAAAATCAATGAACCAGCTATACCTCTTTTGCCTCTTGAGAAAGAGCGAGGATTGGGTGATCCCATGGTGTAGATTGGAGCCTTTTCTCTAGTGACGGAGAAGGTGATACCCGAAAGCGCACCTATTTCCACTCCACCAAATGTAGCTACAATGTCTGCACCTGAGAATGTGGTATAAGTATTAAGATACTTATTTACTGATGTATATTCCTCTGCGGCCATTTTGTTTTACCCTCCTAATCGGTAATTATTATAGATTAATGGCTACTCTGACTTCGATCTCTTTGAGTTCGAAGGCAGGTGTTAAAATGAGGTCTACAATCGCCTTGTTTTCATTTGGTATGTACGAGACTGTAAAGTCACTACCAAGCAGGGCTCCTACAATTTGCATTCCTCTCAAGCCAGAAGTGATTGCTGTCTCCATCGCATTTCTTGTTTGAATGTTTGATGGTTCGCCAACAAATCTCTGGCAGGCTTGTCTTACAACTGATGTGGCGTCGTCTATGATTCTCTTTGTTGAGAGACGGGTATAGTCCGATGTTGCCCAACCAAATGTTAAACCTTCTCCGAATACTGGAATCTTATTAAAGTTAATGACAACAGTATTAACACCCTTAGCAGCGAGAGCAGCCTGCTGAGTTCTAGAAGGAGCATAACGAACAGCCTCTACATTGTAGAGAGCCTTATTTACTAGTGAACTATATGAAGGAAGCAAGCTTAAAGCGCCAGCAACATGAGCGGCGCCGTTAGCGTAACCAAACTCTGTTGTTCCAGACTGATAGTTTACGGGCTTGATTTCCGCAGCGACTACAACCACATATGGGCCAACTTCCTTGAAGGAAGCGCTAGCATTTCTGTCGGGAAGATCTGTCAGTGCCAAATGTGTAGAAACTTGACCAGGAGTCATAGTTTCTGTTGTTGAATAGTATGGACTAACTCCCATGATTGCGATGCAAGGGTTGATGTTTTCAGAAATATCCTTCACCTTTGCAGCTACCTGATAGGCCCAGTTGCTTGATACGGTTGACGTATTGTCTGCAACGAAGCCAATTTTTGCGTCATCGCTGGGCGTAGCTGGGCTCTGCCAATCGTCTGGGTGAGCGCCTCTTCCCCAAGGAATAATAATGTCGGGAATAGCAGCTTCTGCTGCAATAAAGGCAGCGTCGAAAACCGAGCCACCATAACTTACGCTAGTTACAGTTCCAGTGGCTGCAGGGCTATCCGTATCAGTGTCCCACTTTGTATCAGAAGGAAGTGGTACAATATAAATTCTTCCAGCTCCAGCCAAAACTAGCTCTAGATATGCACGGTGAGCGTCTGATCCATCTCCAAAAGCGGTGATTACATCAGCCTCGTTAGTTACTCTTACAACGTCAAGATCTGCTACTGAACCAGTATTGTTAGCCGTGCTACGACGTGCTATCGCTACTATTCTAGGACCAACAGGTGTATCCTGACGCGACACACTGTAGAAGCGATCTCTAATTAATGTTTTTACTCCAGGTATAGCCATATTGGTTTCAATCCTCCAAATAATAAACTTTTTTGAATCTTCAGTTATAGTAACACATAACTTATAAAAACAACTACAAAGTTAAACTGGCAGGATTTTTCTATACACCATTTCAGACGTTAGGGGTTGCAGTCTGGAATAGATCGATAATATTTCCAGTTGTACCCTCATAATTAGGGGTAGCTAACTGATCTCTAAGCAACTGCTTTTCGTATGCCATCCAGGTTCTGGCGTCAACTGAAATCTTCTCAATTCTTCTATTGGATATTGCAAACGTCTTTTCTGTAGTTAACATATATGTAACAGTTCTTTTATGAACATCTTTTCCTTCACGATTAATCTCGGAATCAGACAAACGTCTAGAATAGACTAATTCAGACGCTCCGGCGGATTTGAAAATTGATGTATATTCCAACATGAAATCTTCAAATGCCTCAATTACTTGATCGCACAAAACTGCTGCATCTAGATCATCCCTAGTTGTGGCGCCATTAGTGCCCTGAAAAGTTCCAACTTTAGACATGACAGTAAAACCAACAATATTTTGAAAACGTTGGCCATAAATAGTCACTGTGTTAGATAGCACATTTTGTCTCATTCTTGGCTTTGGCTCTGTTGTATGAGCCTTTCTTAACTCTAAGTGATATCCTATGATTGCAGGGAACTCATCAAGGCCAACATAGGTTGAAGACGGGGCAGAAGAGAGATCTCCAGAAGTAACGTCGGTTCCACCATTATCTTTATAGGTTACAGAAGTTTCTCTATTTACACTTAGTGGCAATATTGGTATTGCTGGATAACTTTCTTCCCAAAGTTTTTTAACTAAAGTGATAAAATCTAAATAACTTAAATTACCAGAATATACTTCCTCTACACCATCTTGATCTAATCTTCTATATCCAGGGGCTTGAAGCTGAGGATAACCATATCTAAGGTTTTCTGAAAAACTAGGAAAATCTCTATTAATGTATGCCATATCAAGCTCCTGGACCAGCTGCTAAAGAAAAGTTAATCTTTTTAATAGCAAAATATGATATTAATTCAATATCAAAAATTAATTTTTCCTTTGTTGTATCAGAAAATCTTGCATTAAAAGAATAATCTAGTATAGCTTTATTAGTTTTTAAATATTGTAAATATTTTTTAGTATCATCTATAATACTGTCAAATGCTAGCAAATCATGACCAGAAGCTGCTATTCCCTTAATTTCGCTAACAACTGCAGCAACTAGTCTCATTTGAAAGAGCTTGCTAAACACAGATTCCCCATGGGCCATAGTGTACTCATTGGTAACATATATCTCAAAAGGAACAGCTCTTCTGGTTTTTCTTCCCCTATAGACAGTGTTCACTCCTATAGCTTCTAATCTCTCATAATCTGAATATGTTAAATCTGTCCCAAATAAAGATAGCGCTCCTGGCACTCTAGTGCGAATAATTGCCTTAGCTTGCTGATTCGCTGCGATCATGCCAGCGTATGCTGCTGCGGCACTGGAGGTATAGCTAATTTTAATTTGTGGATGCTGAAAAACTAATTCGCCATAAATCGGAACCACGTATCTACCTTTATCAGACGCTATTTGGCCATCTAGATAAGTAGTGAATTTATTAGTAAATAATGGATTAGCTTCCAAAATAGATATGTCCGAAGACTTTACTCCATCAGATCTTGAACCAATAACTCCCATCTGAATAAAGCCAGTAGAATTATGAAAAGAAGAACAGTAATTAGCCAATTGAGTAACAAAATCTACTCCACCAGTATTCATAATACTAGCTTCTAATGGAACTACAATATCAACAAAATCTAAATCAATTATATCTGCATATGCTTGCTCTAGGCGGTCATAGTATCTTTCGTAGAAAGTGCTTTGAGTACCTGGCGTAGCGTCGTTAATAGAGAATACTGTCGTAGATAAGTTTCTTTGAGCGTAGCTGTCAACATATTCCGACATTGGAGCGACAGCGCAAATCATAATATCTCTAGCCCCACATGAATAGGCGTCTAAGACTCCTCTCAAAAGAGGGCTATTTGTATTGGCGCCCATCAAATCAACTGCATGTTGAATCGAATTAATTCTAATAGGATAGTTTAATCTCATGCCGTCAGCGTGACCAAGCAATAATATTGTGCTTGTGTTTCTTCTATCTAACTGCTGATAGGTTGGCTTATAGTTGACGACAGATGATTTTGGTGAAGTTATTGTTACCGAAGAAACAGATGTTACAGAATTTTTTACCTGAAAAGTCGCTGTAGCGTTTATGTTTTGCGCAGTACTGCTTGTTCTGGCTATTATTGTGTAAACATATTCATATAAATTTTCTGGAACTTTATATGTAAAGGTGTACTCGCCAACTGCTGATCTGACTATTGAATTATCATTTTCATTTCCATTATCTAGAAGAAGGGAGAATGGACCATCAATTACGGGGCCAGAACCAGTGTCGCCTCTTAATACATAAACTACAACATCTACTGGAGTAGAAAGATTTGCTGGATCATAGATAGATCCATCATAGTCTGTAAAAATAAATTTAAATTGTGCCGTCTGACCTTTTGATAAAACTATCATTTTACTTCTCTCTTGTAGCGCCCACGACCCAATAGTCTATCTTACCCATGCGTCCCCTCATTGCAGTAACAGCGTCTACTGTAAACATGGTGTAATTTTTATTTACTTTTAAAGAAAAATTTTCGTATATTCTGTCGCCCTCTTTTGGATTAATGTGGTCTTCAAAATAATAGACTGCATCGTATTTTGTAAACAAACCATCTTGGGCCTCTGTGGTGGATAGCGAATTGCTTATTCCAGATTGACCAACTTGTCGAGTTGTAACTCTTTCGAATTTGCTTGAATGATTACCATTTGATAATATTCTTTGTATATAAACATCATGGCCCCATTCTCGAAGAACTTTTTTAAAACTTCTTTTTATATCAATCATACTTCTTGAAACCTCTTCTTGGCATGGGGTCATCTTGAGGTGGGACGCTTCTTCCTGGGCCGTACAATTCTCTATCCGACAAGTAAACTATTTTGCCAGTTTCCACTTCTGGAATCTTGCCTGAAGTCACTGGGAGCCCTCCGCTGGGCAGATTCTTCATTTGGAAACCCTTTGGGCCCACTTTTCCAGCTAATATTTCTTTTCTTAAAGAAGCAGCTATTTGACACCATGTCGTTGCGTTATCTCTGGTCACCTTCGCTCTTGGCACTGATCTATTAGTTAGCGAAAAATCACCCAAACGAACAGAAACCTCATCATCTCCACCAAATCCATAAGTCCTACTAAGCTCACATGCTACTGATGCCTTAATGTATTCCAATACAGTAAAAGATAAACCAGAGCCATCCTCTTCGTCCAGAAGATTATATAAAGCCTTAACTTCATTAGAGTAATTGTGCACTATTTCGCCTATCTCCAATAAAGAAGCATCTGGAAAATACGGGATTAGTTCTTCCGGATCTAAATATAGCGGAGTAACATCTGGTGCAAAAATAATTGTTTCATCAGATTTCAGGGTTATTGTTGGCTGATATTCTGTGACCGTTGAGCTAACATACAATTTTTGCTCAACAACAACCGAGTTGCCACTACTTAAAGTTCCGGTAAATTTAACAGAATACGTATCTGCAGAAGATGCCGTAAAATCATATATGTAAACAGAAGAAGAACTAGCAGTAGCATTACCAGATTCAACTATGCTGCCTGCTGAATTTTTTATAACAACAGTTACAGGTGGAACTGGAGATAGGTCAACTTCATTACCTGAAGTGTCTATATCTTTAAACTTAACCGTTATTCTGACTGTATCATTTATTACAATTCTGTCTGTAGACATAAAACCCCTTATTTATTTATACGTTAGATATAATAGTAACGTCTATTGTTCCAGCAGAATTTTTATCAAAAACTATAGTATCTGCAGTTGCAAATGCATAGGATTCATTTTTATCCACAGATATAGCTATGTAACCAGAACTATCTGGATTAATTCCTTGCGAACCAGATATTGCATATGCGTCTGCGTTAATTTTATCAAATTCTATTGATCCGTATCCATTAAATGCAGAAAAATCTATTGATGAAGAAGTTTCTGAATTTTCTATAACGCCTGTTGGCAATATTATCGAAGGAGCAGCAACAAAAACTAATGTACTCGTTATAGAAGGCGGTTTTAGTACAATTACTTTTAGTAAATTTAAATTACCAAATGTAGGAGTTAAACCAAACGCTTGCGGAGATACTACATATAATCCATTATATTGATAGTGCTCTTGATTATACGTTATATCTCCATCATATTTCATTTATATTCCTTCTATCAGAAGGTTCCACAATCTATAGTTATTCCATCAATTGAACCACCAGTAATGGAAACATTATTGGAGTTTTGTGTAGCAATTGTTCCTAATCCTAGAGTTGTTCTTGCAGCAGATGCGTCTGCATCATCGACTAGTGATCTACCAAAGCTAGTAAACGTTGCCAATGAAGCTGTTCCGCTACCAGTAAAATATGGAAGCTTATCAGCTGCGGATGTAAGACCAGCAATAGCTGCCAGCTCCGCATCATAAGCTTGAACGTCTGTGTTAATTGCTAAGCCAAGATTTGTTCGAGCAGTCGCAGCGTCTGTAGCTCCAGTTCCACCTTTATTTACAGCTATTGCTGTAGCGCTCCAGGTTCCAGTTGTTATTGTTCCAACTGAAGTTAAACTTGAGCTTACAACATTTGAACCAAGTGTTGTTGCGTTAAGAACGCTTGTACCATTTATATAATATGCCTTACCGGTTGCTAAATCCATATTTTCTGATGAGGTCCAGGCAGCAGTTGAGCTAACCCAGTTGAATGTTTTGTCTACATCGGCTCCAGCTTCAACTGTGATTCCAGCTCCATCTGCAGTAGTATTATCGGGTGATCCGACATTTGCTAAAACAATATTTTTGTCTTCCACAACTATTGTAGAAGTTTCAAGGGTTGTAGTATTTCCTTGAACAGTTAAATCTCCCGTAATAATTAAATTATCATCAACAGTAACTGTGCCGCCAGCAGAATCAATTGTAAGATTTCCGCTACTAGTGTCAATTTCATTCGCTCCTGTTACACCAATTTTAATATTATCTGCTGTAACTCCAGCAAATGTTGGACTATCTGTAGTTCCAACTGCTTGACCAATGGCGATTGTTGCGTCGGAACCCTCGCCAGGTGTGTGTGTAATAGTTACTCCAGTTCCAGCGGTTACGCCTGACATATAGTTGCCAGTAGTATCCGTCCCTAAAGCAATAGTGCCAAGTAGTGCTAGTGTTCCAGTTGCGTCTGGAAATGTTAGAGTTCTATCTGCTGTAGGATCTGTAACAGTAAAAGTTGTCTCATAGTCGTTTGCTGTTGCGCCTTCAAAAATAATTGAAGCGCCATTGATCGTTAGACCCCCAAAGGTTGGGCTATCTGTAGTCCCTACTGCCTGGCCAATAGCAATCGTTGCACTAGAAGCCTCTCCAGGCGTGTGCGTAACAGTAACACCAGTACCAGCAGTGACGTCCGACATGTAGTTGCCGGTAGTGTCCGTGCCAAGAGCTATTGAGCCCAGCAGCGCGACTGTTCCAGTAGCATTTGGGAGTGTTATTGTCCTGTCCGCTGTGGGGTCAGTAACCGTTAGTGTCGTTTCGTAGTCATTTGCGGTGGCGCCTTCAAAAATAATACTTGCACCATTTATTGTCAAGCCAGCAAATGTAACTGAATCAGAAATGCCAACTGCTTGTCCAATAGCTAAAGTTAAAGTATCTGTAGCAGATACAGTAGCAGTTACGCCGGTACCGCCAGTAACTGTCAACGTATTTCCATCGTCTATTGACTGAGAATTTGTCCCATCAGAAATATTAAAATTATAGCTTGCTGCAGTTATCGCAGAATCTACATATGCTGTTGTTGCGACTGCAGTGCTGTTATTGCCTGCTGTTTGGGTGGTGGCTGTTGCAGAAGAGCCTAGTGCGACAGTGCCTGAAAATGTTTTATTTCCAGTAATAGTTTGATTAGTACCAAGCGTAGTAAATGCCCCAGATCCAGCTATTGCTGGAATAGTTGTTGCATCACCGCTGCCGTTATCTCCAAAGCCATAGTAAAGAATATTGTCTGCTTCATTATAGGCTAACTCTGCGTTTTTCAACGAAGATGGCGCACCGCTTGACCCAGTGCTTGCTCTTCTTTTTATTCTAAGTGTATTTGCCATTTTTAGAAATTTCCTCCATCTACTATGTCTAGTTCGGCGTAATTAACCCATGCAGACCCGTTATATCTCAATATATCACCATGATTTGCTGATGTTATAGTAACATCAGTTAAACCATTTAAAACCGATTGGGCAGCTATAGTTGATTCTGCTGAAATTATTCTATCTTTAACCGTTAAATGCACTCCTGCCGGACTTAAGCCCAGGACAGTTTGTATTGCTTCGACCGCATCATTTAAATCCGTATGCTGCTGGTGGTGTGGTACTGTAACAGAATTTAACTTATCTGTAGCAGTGGGATTTACAAAGTTATCTAATGTTCCGGGATATGAAGTAGCCATAAATATCCTTTATAGTCCAAATATTTTATAAATATCATTACTCCAATTTATTGTAATTGAAATAATATCTGTAGTAGCGGTTACTGGTAAGCCAGTCGCCGTATCGATGTATGCAATTAGTCTAGAAGTAGAAGCGGTACCAGTATCTCTATATATAACCAAATAAGAAAAACCAGAATTGCCGTAATCTTCTATTGTTATGTTTTCTGCATCGAATACACCAAGGGAGGTAGATTTGCCAGTCAAAACATTTGAATACGCTGCAATGGCAGCACCTGATATGTCTGATAAAAATTCATGGTCGTTTAAGTTTACAGAATAAGTGCTCTTAACTAAAGCTACCTTAATATTATTATCAGTTAGATCTAAAAGACCTTCTAATAACGCCTCTTTAGCTTTAGCGTAAAGTGCGTTAGCCATCACGGACCAACTTCTGAAGAAACAATTACCCTATATTTATATCCAGACTCAAAATATGTTTTACCATCTGTAGCATAAACTGGCGTTGCGTCATCAGATGGAAAATCTACATAGACATCTGCTCTCCATGAGTGCATTGATACTTGTGCATCAACAGATTCCCATCTAGAAGGTGTTTTTTGTATCTTCTTTCTTTGAGCCTTAAAATACTTTGAAGTTAAAAAGTTTGATGCGGGACGGGAACTAAAGTTTATTGTAACTCTTCCATTGTTTTCGTCATTATTTAAATAGAAACTGCCGGTTGAAGGATCTGTTGAAATAATATAAAAGTCTGGATTTTTTGCTAATATTTGATAACCAGTTTCTATATCAACTCGAACTGACTTGTCTTCAATGAGAACTTCATTAAGAACAGTTCCCTGAGTCTCCTGCAGAACTGATGGAGTAGCTGAATTTGTTTGGCTAGTAAAACTGATTTGCTCTTGCGGTACAGTAAGACCAGAGGAATCAACTAAATTAGAAACTTTTACAATATAATCTGAATTAGAAGAAAGTACAACATTCCAATAAAGAGTTAAAGTTCTACTGATTTGATTATAATCTGTTATTGTATTTATTGTTCTAAAAGGAGAACTAATTTCAACTGGCGTTGCAGTGTCTGTAAAAAGGGCAAAATTTGCATTAACTAATGATGCTATTTTTATTGTTCTACCAAATTTAATATTAACTGTATTAACAGTTACGGTAGCGTTGTCTATCAGATACAAGCTCACTCAACACACTCCATCAATAAAATCTATTTTAATAGTAATAAACAAAACAGAATAAAAGCAGAGGGGGTGGCGGATTTCTCCACCACCCCCAAGCTTTAGGGTAATTTGTAACTATAACGACCCTAAGGTTTGTTTATCAGGTTGCCTCGTTAGTAACCATGACTTCATAGTTACGGCTGAGTCTGACGTTCTTGGCTACGGTAATACCCTCGCCATCGCCGAGCATTACGATGTCGTAACGCTCCTTCATCTTAAGTGAACGAAGGTCACGGCTAGGATCGTCAAACTGATCGGTGCTCATGTCATCCTTGACCAAAAGTGTTCCCACTTCGTTACGGTCAATGAGGAATAGGTCTGACTTAGCTGCTGTTGCGCCACTCTTAGCGGTGAAGCTTACGAATGGTGAAACAAGAACGTTTAGACCCATTGGGGCTGTTGCGTTAAGGGCGCCGTCAGCTGACTGCGGACGATATCCCCAGCTTGTGCCAACTCCTGAAGCTGCACCACCGGCGTGGAAGATGGAATCCTTAAGGAATACCGACCACATGAGGGGGTGGAGAATAAAGTCTGTTGGTACATGATTTTCAGCCATAAGTACAGCAGCCATGTCTACAATGTCGTCCCAGGTGATTGTCTTATTGGCAGCGCCATTAATGTCAAGACCTGTTGTGTCATCATATGAACCGCTATCGTTATCAAAAACGATAGTAGCTGCATCCTTGAAGCGACTAAGAGCGATTTGCTCTTTTAGGCGAGCCATAGCGCGACCGGCTGCGCGAACATGTAGACCGACAATGTCCCAAAGTGAGTCAGCGATAACTTCCTCGGTGAAAGCTAGCTTTACACCTTTCTTTGAAACCTTGCCCTCTACCTGCTTTGCGAAGGCGAGTGCTTGCTCTGGATATTCTTGGCCTTCTGGAATCTCAGCCGCTTGGATAGCATTGACTGCTGGGAACTCCAAAGAACGCCCCTTACCGAGACGAACTGTGGAAAGCAGGGGGGTCACAAGAAGCTGTGGCTCAGCTGCTTCTCTTAGCGTACGAGAGAGAACCTTGGGGAAAAGGGCTGCTGCATCTGGTGAAGCAAAAGCCTCCTTAATGGTTACTCTGTTGTCTGCATCGATATACCCGTCCTCAGTCAGTGCAGTCTCCCAAGCTGGGAGACCAGAGAGGAGCTCTTGGATTGTCTTACTCATCTTAGGAATATTCCTCCTGTGTTGTTGTTTTTATTAGAGTGTCAAATTGACGCGGAATGCACCAATGACATTGTATACGTCCAAGTTAGCACGAATACCGAGCTTGCCACTGTAGCTTCCGCTACGGGTAAGTTCGTATACTGTCTTTAGTGCACCTGGATCTGATGGAAGCTGCATGTAGCTGAGGAGGCCATCGTCAAAGTTTGTAGCAAACTTTTCGACTTCGACAACCTTACCTACCTGCAAGTAGCTGTAAACAGCGCTGCTATTATAGAAATCGGCAGCTGCTGCGGCTACTGGGCGTCCCATGAAGTCGGAACGGATTAGTGAACCGACTGTTACGTCGTCATTAATGCCAGCAACCATTGGATACTCTACATAGCCGTGAGTGATAAAGCCAGCACCTTGCGATGTGCCTTTGTCAAATGGTCTGTAGAGATCATATTGTGCGCAACCAATCGGAATTGACCGAGCTGCTACAGTAACTGTGTCAGATGATCCACTCGTTGATGTTGGCGTAGCGCCATCTAGTGGGTCCCAAGAAGGCATTACGTCGCCCCAGCTCTTGCTTGCAGATGTTCCGTTAGCTGGAACAATACGAGCATCACCGTTGGCGTCGGCAACCACTGAAAGAATAGTACCCTTTGGAATGACGATCTCAAAGCGATCATCTTCACTGTCCAAATACCATGTTGGCAAGCCGGGGTGGGGCAGTAAGTATGCACTGGGGGCTACACCCTCAGAAACAACGAAGCGACCAGCACCTGTCTTGCTATGAACCTTGCGGAACTTTGCTAAACTCATTTTTTATCTCCTTAATTATTAAAGTTTACGTCTACCCATAAGGGCATCTACTAGAACTTGCTCAAAAGAGTTAACCGGAGAAACAGGTGTCTGCACTTCGGCCTTATCTACTGTTAATACATTTACTTCTTCTGCAACTTCTGCTTCTGAAGTTACTTCGGGTACGCTAAAGAAGCTAGAAAGTCTCTTGCCAACTTTAGCAGGCACTTTAGCAAGATCTCTTAATGAATCAGCTAATGAAGCTGCAGTTCTTGATGCATGCTCTTCAATAAGCTTTTCGCGATCATCAACAGACTCTAAGCCCAAGCCGACCTTAGTATCAACAACTCTTTCAACTAGAGTTCTATGCAGAGCGCTTTTGAGCTTTGCATTTTCTTCTTCAAGAAGCTTAATTCTTGCCTTAAGTGTGTCAGCATCTTGCTCAACGCCCTCTTTGTTATCGCTGAGCTCACTGGCCTCTTCGGCATCTTCTTGACTCTCATCAGTCTTTTCGACCGATGACTCTTCTGGCTTTTCAGCATTTTCGGAATCTACAGTTTGTACATCCGCCTCTTCTGAATCGTCAGCTGAGTTCTCTTCTTCCGAGCCCGTTTCTACAGACTCTTCTGAAACCTCTTCAGTCTTTTCTTCTGAAGCCTCTTCGACAACCTTTTCGTCAGTTGTAGCTGAAGGCTCTTCGGAAGAAGAAGCTGCTATATTAGAGAGATCCTCGCTTAGCCCTTCGGCTACAGCTAGAATATCTTCTTCTTTATTAACATCTTTCATGCTATGAGTCTCCTCAGAATTATTTTTTTCAGAATCTTCATTGGATAGTAATGAATTAGCATTACTTATATAACTTTCACTTTCCTGAAGGGCCAACGCAGTTAAAAATGCGCCCTTTAAATGTAAGTAAATGGGTTTCGATTCCTTCTTCTTCATATCAGAAAGAATTGATCTATTTTCCTCAATTGAAATAATATCTTCATTATCCATGCTGAGGACAAACGCAGCGCTTTTTGCAATCCAACCTTCAGAGTCTGAGATTTCTGTTTTCCCATCTTGCATTTTTGTGGATCTCACTCCGGATTTTTGATCTGCCGGCTGATTTACAAAAGAGTATTCCTTGAAGGAAATATCCTGCATATCAATGTATGCTAGCTTGCCTTTGTAAACCTTGCCCTTTTTAAACTTGGGCATACGGGGACGACCTGAGTCATCTTCTCTCGCTAGATCTTCACCAGAAATACTACAAACAGCTTTTGTAGCCCTTCCTCCAACCGAACCCGTCAAGTATCTCTTATCGATAACCTTTTGGGCTGCAACAGGATCAGTGATTGCAATTTGCAATCTAACAAAAGCGCTTCCATCTGACTCTTTGTCCATCTTGGCAGCCATTACCCTGCCAATAGGCTCTGTATTTAAGTCATGATTAAGAATAATTGGCTTTGGATAAGGCTCAACCCATGATTGAAGTGCCTTCTCTAACTCTATGGCTGAATAATGATTATAATTAGAAGTCAAGCCCTCGTGTATTGCGGCGACCTCTATAATCAAGCCGTGCCTGGAGTTAAATGATTCTGAAAAATCTATATCTGATTTTGAAAAATCAGGAAGCTGTAATGTAAAGTTTTCTACAAAATCAAAAGACATGTATTCCCCTATTTATTAATATCTATTTTAATAGTAAGTTTGTTTTTATAACATTGAACAATTTTATATAAATATATCACACTTTAGTATAGTTTTCAAATATTAGCGCTGATCTTTCATCCCCGTGCTTTAAAAATGACCCATACATTAACTCAGACATTATGTGTGGAGCATAGATGTATGAAGCGCAGAATAAATTATAACCAGCCTCTTTACACTCCCATGACCAGCCTACATCCTCACCTTGCTCATGGACGCTGTAGTCTATATTTGAATATACCTTCTTGTTCATCATTTTTGCAGCCATGATTACGTCAGATTTAAAATAAGTTCCAAGAGAATACTTTTCCTGTCTAAATGCTTTTCTAGTCATACCTTCTCTCCATGTCATCACACTCGGATACATTGTACCGAAAGGAGTCATGAACATGAGAGGATTAACTGCGTCAGCACCGGACTTAATATGTGCAATTAACAGCTCTAAAGTATTTGGATTTGTTAATAATATATCAGAATCTAAGCTAAAGTAGTATTCTGGAGAAACATCTCTAACAGTAGAGAGCAAAGAGTTTCTTAAGGAAACCATATTTTGATACTTAGACAATGTCCACTGTCTTCCATTGTTTTCATGCTGAAAGTGTGGTATATCTTTTCTTATGTTTATATTGAAATAAGGTATCCTATTATCGTATTTTTTCCATGCCTCTAAAGATTGGATTGTTTCAGTATCATCTGGAGAAACCTCAAAAACAAAACCAATATCTTCAATAGGAAGAGACTGATTAACGATACAGCGAATCCAATGAGGTAATATCCAAGATCTCTTGTACATTGGACATCCTATTAGAAGTTTCATTTAGAAGCTTTAATTTCCTCAGACTTTGTCGCTACAGCTTCATCAGACTTTGATTGATCCTTTTCAGCTTTTACCGGAGACTCTAACTTTGCAGGAGTCTGGCTTTCAATGACTACTTCGCTAGCGGCCAATGCTTCCTCTGGCTCATCTTCAATCGGATTAACTTTTTCCTCTAGGGCAAAAAGTCTTTCTGTTAGCTCCGATACAATCTCAAGAACTACCTGAAGAGCAAGTCTAGACTGACCATTGTCTACTGTTTTTTCTAAGGCGCGAATTGAGTCATTTGTTGCTAAATAAGAAATTAGCTGTTCATTCTTTAGTGTCAGATCTGTCGACATTATCAATTTCCTTTTCCTCTTTTGTATAGACTATAGTATACTCTGATTCAAGGGCATTTTCAACTAATGTCAACCATGCGTTGTCTGATCTTCTGATATTTGGTGAAGTATTTCTACCTTGCTGATTTGCTGGACGTGTTGCATTTCCGACGCCACGTCTTTGATTTGGTAAGTTTCTTTGGCCTTTTTGTGCCGGAGCTTGCTTATCGCCATCTATAACAGCGTCTTTAGGAGCCGACTTTGTCATTGTTAGTTCTGCTTGGTTTTTTGCTAAATCCATTTGAACTTTACCCTGTATGGCAGCAAACATTTCATCTTCTTCATAATCAGGATTAATGCCAAGTTCTAGTCTTGCTTCTTTGATTGAAATAATATTATTAACATACTTTTGTATAACATGCGTTTCTTTTTTAACTTGAGTATCAACGTCTATTTCGTTAAACTTGAAATAGCATCTGTCAGAAGAACCTTCTTCCAAAGGATTAGTTACGGGGTCAAATCCGCCTTCAAGTAAAAGTTCATTAAAAATATGAACCCTAATCATTTCTGCCATTATCTTCTGATACTGCTTAACTTTATCATACAAAGCAGTGTCTAGACGATCAGTCACTGATCTGTTTCCACCATTCATCATCATACCTAGGTGATGAGGGGCAACCCCAAGCCCAACTGCAACTCTTTCCTTAAAGTGCTCCAGGTATTGCGAAGCTTCAAGTGCGCTATTGTTGGCACCGATAACTTCAATGTTGTGTCTGTAAGGAAGAATTAGGCCACCCTCTGCTCTTAAGGATTCTATCTCAGATGCTGCGTTGGAGATTTCCTGAGGCTCTGCTGGCTGGTCTGCGGTGCCTATGGTGTATTTATATAATGGAAAAAGTTCTCTATGAACAAGGTTCTGGATATCTTCTTCAATCTGACGAAGGGCAACAACATCATCTAGAACAGAACTTAGAAACGGAGTACCGAAAGCTCGGCCTGACTTTTTATCCAAATACATATGAATAACACGATCAGCTGACCATACCGGATCTCGTTCTGATGGCATGTAGGTCAGAGGATCTGTAGCCTGCTGATAAGATCTTGGTCTATTAAACTTATCTCTTAGAATTCTAACTTGTTCCGTAGGAATTAAATAATAACCCACTACAGGCTGCGGTGCATTTACTCCTGATATTGGAGTTGGAAAATATTCCGATATGTCACCTCTAGCCTTAACTATAAAAACATTCGCATACTTTACAATATGTTCAGTAATTTCGATTAAAAAATCTAAAAACGGCCTTTTCATGGCCATTTCCATATAATCTATTCTTTGATATAGATAAGATACAGCTTCCGGATTTTCTCCGACTATTGACCAGCTTTCTTTCCAGAACAATTCTTTATATTTATTTATTGCCTGTTTAACGTAAGAATCTGTATCTGCAGCTTGCATAATACGATCAAAGTCATAGGGAGAAGGTTCAAATGTAGCTCTATTGTTATAATAGTATGTATTGCCCTGAAAACCAAGTGCAAGAGCAGCGACTTTCATCGCTTTGCTTACAGATTTAATTTCTTCTGGTTTAAGAGCTTTTGCTACAATATTATTCTTTTTATCAACTTGCCGAAAAGGCAAAAAATCGAGAACTGCCATTTATCTTCTCCAATATAAAAGCTATCATAATAGTAGCCTTATGGATTTTTTTTTATAAGTTACTGACCAGATTGCTGCGATCTAGCAAACGCGTTATTTAGAATAAGCGTTTTGACAGACTCCATCCAAAACACTGTTTCGGCTTCATTGAAATCACTCTTATACTGCAAATTCGCATCTGAGATCTTAATCTCAATAGTGAACTCCTTTTTTGGCTCAACTGCTTCATTTACATCAATTACATCTGACATTTTATTTACCTCACTCAAATTCATCTGTTTTTGTTTTTATTGTTTTTACTGTTTTTTGCTGCGCAGCCAGTTGCTCAATCTGAGCTGTTAACTGCTTAATAGTGGCTTCTTTTATAACAATCTCTGTCATCATTTGGGCCATTCGCTCATTAAACGTTTGAACCAATATGTTTATATCAAGATCATTGTTCATTTTTTCTCCTTAAATACACACTACATTATATCACATAGGGTATAGCTCTGGTAGATTATTCTCATCTATATTTAGTGGAAGTTCCACTGTTCTGCTTCTAAAAAAATAATACATGTCTGAAATCCATAGCTTAAACGACTCTGGCATTGGGGTATCGGTGTCATACTCTTCGAGTGCATTTGAGTCTCCAGATATAAATCTAGCAACTGGCTGTGGCCTAATGGCCATTATGTCATCTCTTACTGCTTTGGGCATCTGGAGCGCTTGAAGTATATTGTGAGAGAGCTTAGCCATTGGTTCCGTATTGTTGAATTCCGTATAACTATAGGCCCACTCTATTATCAGTCTAAATAATTCATGAATTGTTCTAGACGTACTCTGGGGGTGTGTTTTGTATACAGATTCAACTAATGTTTCGCTATTTGTTTCTGAATAGGTAATAACAACTAGAGGTGCCAAGTCTATGAGAACATAGTGTTTTGATATAAGAGGAAATA